CCGCCAGTAAGTCGCTTAATACTTTAACTAAATCAGCCAAAGCCTTAGGCTTGGCTTTCGGTGTTTTTCAAACTATAAACTTTAGCAAAAAGGCAGTAAGGGCTTTTGCCGATGACGAAAGAGCCGCTGGCGCATTATCTAAAACATTACAAAATTTAGGCCAATCCTATGCAGTTTTGCAGACCGCAGGATTTATTCAAAACTTACAAAACACCACCGGCGTTCTTGACGATGATTTGCGTCCGGCTTTCACTCAATTAGTTAACTCAACCTTAGACGCTAAAGAAGCCCAAAAATTATTAAGTATTGCTTTAGATGTATCGGCTGGAACTGGTAAAGATTTACAATCAGTAAGTGTGGCATTAAGTAAGGCAGTATTAAAAGAAAATACAGCACTCAGCAAATTGGGAATAGGTTTGAGCAAATCTGAACTTGCGACAATGGACTTGTCAAATATAACTGATTTTCTTTCTAAAAAATTTGATGGTCAAGCCTCTTTGGCCGCTGAGTCTTATGCAGGAAAAATAGCAATCTTAAACGCAAAGGCTGGCGACGCTGCCGAAACAATTGGCGGTTCTTTAGTAGTGGCTTTAGACAAAGCATTTGGCGACCCTGAGAAAATTGGAAGCGGTATAGATAGTATTGCTAATAAGATTAGTGGCCTAATTGAGGGAATGTCTAGGTTCATTCAAGTTACAAAAATTGGACTTCAGAATTTATCATTGTCTCCGGACTCACCAATTTTTCAATATAAATTAAACTTTGACAAACCTTTTGACCCAATGAGCCAAAAGTTTGATTACACCGCATTACAAAAAGAGGAAAAGAGATTACAGAACGACGCTAAGAAAAACCTTGCTGCCCGTAATGCTGCTATAAAAAAAGAACAAGCATTACTCAAAGATCAAGCAAAACTTAAAAAATTTGGGAGTATGTTTGACACCGAACAAATTGAAATTTTTGCTGCACTTCAGGGCAAGATTACCGAACAGGAAAAACTAAGACTTAGTTTACAATTAGCCTTAATTCAAGGCAACGCAACCGAGGCTGAGAAACTTGGAAAACAACTGGCAATTGCTCAGTTACAGACTACCGATCTTGCCGCAGCAATTGCAAAGATACCAAAAGCCCTAAACCCATTTGAAGGTTTTGGGAGTGAGGTTGACAACTTAATTGCCAAGATTTTGAACATGTATAAGTTGTTGCAACAGCCTTTAAGCACTACAACCGTAGGCGGACAAGGCGTAAGTTCACCTTCAAGGCTTCCAAGCATAGCCGCACCTTTCACTAAGAATGGTGTTGAGTTTGCAGTCATTAATCCTCAGAATCAAATGAGTGCTACTGAACTTGCCAAATTACAAAGTAAGCCAGCGACTATCGCACAAAGCGAAGCAATCATGGCTTCAATGAGTTACAGGATGCAAGCGCAAGCCGAAGCCTTTAATTTATCTCAAGGGTTAAACAGAGATGGCACGACAATTATTAACGTAAACGGCGCAACCCAAGGATTGCTTGATGAATTAAGAAACGGACTAATCAACTCATCCGCTTCAGGTTCATTCTCATCAATCAACCCATTCAGATAACATGCCACTACCAGTACTCAACATAAGCCTAAACTTTAGTTCTGGGGCTACCTTCGGTAACCCTTTTACTATTGGAGACCCAGTAAACGGCGTGTTAGGTGTTGGGTTGTTATCAGATCAAACAACTCCATCTTTAGTGGTTGATCTAACTGATATTACTCGTAGCATCAAGATAAACCGAGGTAGAAACATTGGGCGAGATACTTACGAGGCTGGCACTTGCAGCGTTCGTATCTATGACCAGAATGGTAGATTCAACCCACAAAATACCAGTTCCGATCTTTATGGTTATTTAACTCCATTAAGGAAGTTAAGAATATCTGCTGAGTACAACGGTTTGGATTATTACTTATTTAGCGGCTATACAACTGATTACGTGTATACATACGACCAAGCAGAAAACGTTTCTTATGTAGACATTAATGCTGCGGATGCTTTTAGATTGTTTGCAATGGCAACAGTCAGCACCGTTACAGGACAAGCAGCCGGACAAGATACCGGTACAAGAATTGAAAAGATATTGGATACCGTATCTTTCCCGACCTCCATGCGTGATATATCTATAGGCAATTCATTAACTCAGGCTGACCCTGCAACCAACAGAACAGCACTTGCAGCGATTCAGAACGCAGAAACGTCCGAACAGGGGGCGTTCTATGTTTCAACCGAAGGCAACGCTGTATTTTTTAATAGGTATGAAACTATATCCTCAGCCGGTAACACACCGGTTTACTTTAACCAGACCGGCGATATACCTTACAAGAATCTAGTTTTTGCTTTCGACGACAAATTAATTGTAAACACTTGTTCTGCTACTCGCATTGGCGGCAGCACTCAGACCTACATTGATGCAGATTCAGTTGCCACCTATTTCCCTCATTCTGTCTCTTTTAGCGATCTAGTCGTGCAGACAGATAGCGAAGCAGCCAATATAGCCGCCATCTATGTCGCAACACGTAGCACAACAACTATTCGCATTGATCGTATGACTATTGACCTTTATGACCCAGCGGTGCCAAATGACACAATCCTTGGCTTAAATTATTTTGACAATGTGGTCATTTCAAATATACAGCCGGACGCTTCGGTCATAACTAAGAATTTACAGATTCAAGGCGTATCTTGGGATATAACGCCTAATTCATGGTCAGCGACATTCACTACACTAGAACCTATAACTGATGGATTTATTATCGGAGACAGCACTTATGGGGTACTTGGCGAGGATATTCTCACATACTGAGATATAATTAGAGACTACTAAGGAGATATAAACATGGCAACAGGCTTTCCAGCGGCAACAGGTGACGTTCTATCCGCCGCAATGTACAACGGCTTAACCTCATTTACAGTAGGTACAGCCAATACCGCCGATTATACAGCGGTATCAGCAGACCAATTTCAGGTTCTAGAGATCATGAACAAGGCAACAGCAATAGCCTTTCAAATTCCGACTAACGCTTCAGTCGCATTTCCAATTGGTACTGCGTTAACCGTATTAAATATTGGTGTAGGAGTTTGCACAATTAGCGCAGTTACTTCAGGCACTACAACAATTCTTTCAAGCGGTGCAGTTCCAGCAGCACCAACTTTGGCTCAGTATAAGTCAGCGGTTTGCATTAAGACCGGAACCGATACTTGGTATGTGGTAGGCGGAATTGCTTAACATAATCTCAGGTAGTTTAAGCGTTGGGGTAACTCCAAGCACTAATAGTTACGAATCAATAGCGACTGTTACTGTTGGTTCAGGTGGTACTGCTTCAGCAGAGTTCACCTCAATACCTTCAACCTATAAGCACTTACAGATTAGAGCATTAGTTAAAGCAACTAATACAGGCGGTGCTTCAGGATTGTGGTTTGCTAATTCAGACACAACTCAATCTAATTATTATTCTCATTTTTTGGTTGGTAATGGTTCAAGTGCTTCGGCTGCTGCATACAACAACCCTTACTCATGGTCTTACTCAGACGCTACCTTTGCAGTATTTGTAATGGACATCTTAGATTATGGCTCAACCTCAAAGTATAAAACAATTAGAACATTAAGAGGTTGGGATAATAATGGTTCAGGCAATATTTCTTTAGAAAGCGGATTATGGAAAAACACCGCTGCAATTTCAACATTTAAGTTTCAATTAGATAGTGGCAACCTTGCGCAGTATTCTCATGTAGCCCTCTACGGAATCAAGGGAGCCTAACAATGCCAGCAACTTATGAACCGATAGCGACAACTACTTTAGGTAGTGCTGCTGCAAGTGTAGATTTTACTTCCATACCTGCAACTTATACCGATTTAGTGGTTATTTTTAATGGTCAAGCGGCTGGCAGTTTAAACAATTTAGAAATGCAATTTAATGGTGATACAGGTACAAATTACTCAGACACCTATTTATCAGGTAATGGAACTTCCGTTTCTAGCGGTAGGGAAAGTGCAACAAAAGCATCTATTTTAATAGGCAACAATGGAAACCCACCTGCAAGTGGTAGTTCATTTGATATTGTTATTGTAAATATAATGAATTATGCAAATACCACAACTTATAAAACTGCACTAACGAGAGCCAATAACGCTGCTAATGGTGTTGATGCAATAGTTGGATTATGGCGTGCCACACCAGCCGCTATTACCTCTATTAAGATTTTTATTAAAGGTGGCAATAATCTTAATACTGGTACTAACGCAACCCTTTACGGCATTAAGGCGGCATAATGGCAAATACATATACTTTAATAGCGAGTTACGCAGCAACGGGTTCAGTTGCAAATATTGATTTTACTTCCATACCTGCAACTTATACCGATTTATGTTTAGTGGCTTCACTTCGCCCAGTAAGTGGTGGCTTTGATGGTTGTTATATATATCTTAATAATGACCAAACTTCTACAAGATATACCTCAAGAGTATTAAGAGGTAATGGCGCAAGCGTTACCTCGTTTGTTGGCGCAGATACAACTAAATCTTATGCTGGCGAATTAACCGATAACACAGCAAGCACATTTAATAATTTTCAAATCTATATACCTAACTATGCAGGCAGTAGTCAAAAATCTTTTAGCGTTGATTCGGTTGGTGAAAACAATGATACTACGGCTTATCAAGTTATGACTGCTGGTTTGTATAATCAAACAACTGCAATTACGCAAGTGAGTTTAAGGATTGCTTCAGTTAATATAGCCCAACACTCAACCGCTTACCTATACGGAATCAAAAACTCATAACAACTAAGGAGAAATAATGCCAAACCCAACTAAAATAATTGTGGATTGTTCCACAGGAGAAACTACTGAGGTGGAATTAACTGCCGAGGAAATCGCTCAGCGTGAGGCGGATGCTGTTAAGGCTGAGGCTGATCGTATTGCTAAAGAGGCTGAGGCTGCTGCTAAGGCAGGGGCGAAGGCTGAACTGTTGGCACGTCTTGGCTTGACCGCCGAGGAAGCGGCTTTACTAGTTTCCTAATGAAACCTTGGTTGTCAAAGGCTGCGGCTCAACTACGTGAACAAATAGATGATTCATACCCAGATCGCCAGCGTAAAAGTGATGGATGGGTTGCTGACTATAATCATCAACGCAGAGGTAAAAGCGATCACATACCCGACCCAAAAGCCAACTTTGTTGTTAGAGCAATTGACGTGGACGCTCGCCTTTCTGACGACAAAAGAACTTCAGCATATTTGGCAGATCAAATTCGACTCTACGCTAAACATGAAGGACGTATTCATTATGTAATTCATTTAGGAATGATTGCTTCGCCAATTATGAACTATAAGTGGAGACGGTACAGAGGATACAACCCACACAACCACCATATCCATATTTCATTTCGTAAAGATCAAGATAACAACTCAGAGTTTTTTAACATACCACTACTAGGGGGAACCAATGAACAGTAAGTTATTAGCAGCAATTAATTCATACGGACGTAGCGCATTTGTTTGTTTAGCAACTGTATACGTAACCAATCCTACAGGTTCATTTGATGATATTTGGAAAGCGTTTTTAGTTGCTTTTGCGGCACCTATACTTCGTGCCTTAAATCCGGATGACCCTGCCTTCGGTATCGGTAGCAAAGAGTAATGACAGCCCTTGAGTGGGCTGGTTTTCTAGCAGGAATCACAACCACACTAATCGGAATTCTCGCCGGCCTTCGATGGCTGGTCAGGGGATGGCTCAATGAACTTCGTCCTAATGGAGGCTCAAGCATGTATGACAAGTTAACTTCGCTTCAACAGGAAACAAAACACCTTTCAGATCGCATAGATGAACTCTTTATTGTCATAACTAGGAAGTAGACTTTAGCCATGGCCACCAAAAGGAAA